AACGCCTCCACCTAAGTCTATTGCTTTAAAAAGGGGTAATACTGTTCTAAAGGTATCATCAGCCACATTGTCCTCCTATTTTATATACTTAGAATATATTTTCCCCAAAGCACTATAAGGGAAGGCATTCTCTAAATCTTGGAAATACTTACGCATATCCTTCTCAAGCGACTTTAGTTTTCTTTGATTTGCGCTTGAGTTTGGGTTTGCTGGTATCCTCGATTCCAGTAGATTGATTATCTGATTCAACTCTGCTATCACTGACATCTGGTATCTCTCCAGTTCCATTACATACCAAGCATGGTAGCCTGATTAAGCCCGACTCATATTCCCCATAACCTAATCCTTGGCATTCAGGGCATTTCAATGTGCTCCGATAATAGTCAGACATTTTCGGGGTTTCAGTTGTAATTTCACTCATCATTTACTCCTTTCATTCCTTATAATCTAGGCTAGGGATTTGCATCCTTATCTGAGTGTAATTCCTCTATTAACTCTTCAACAGAATTAAAGGTTTTTACCCGACCAAGCCTAATATCCTCATCAGCTTCTCGCTCTGCCTCTTCCCATTCATCATTATTTTGGGGGTCACACATATTACTACACTAACTCCCTTTCTCTTTCTTTAGGGTAAACCATAGTCCCACACTTAGGACACAAATACGCTGTCTTTATCCCTAAATGAGGATGAAAGAATTGTCCTGATATTGGAATAACAAACTCCTGACACTTTCTGCAGTAGTAACTCATTCCTTACTCCTTTTTATTTAATGTCTCTCTGAACTGTTTAAGTGCCTTGGTTAAGGCAACATCAGGATTTGTCTTTGCCTCTTTAGACATCGCATCCAGTACTTCATCTGGATTGTTTATGCCCAATAACATCAAGGCCATTTGCTGAACATCTGGCGAGGAAGCGAACTCAGGCATAGCAGTAATTATTTGAGTGAGAGCCGTTGCCGACTGAATTACATCCGCTGGTGCAATGGGTGGAAAGTCCCTATCAATATACCACTTATCAAGTGGTATCTGATTATGAGCTAAAATTACTTCATCTATATCTTGATAAGTATCAGCCCAGACCTTCTGATAGGACTGAAACATCTTCATCATCGGGAGTTCTACCGTCTTGGCTGTGGCTAGATTACCTATTGATATATCCCCAAAATACTGTTCGGGAATACCAACCGCTGCCGCAATCATTAGCTTAATCATCCGTCCATCTTGATAAGCAGCTGAGGCTCCCGTTTCAGTTTTGATAGGTGTAGTATCTACGCCCCAATTCTCTACTAGATGAGAACCTGCGGCTACTTCCTGCTCATGTGTCTTTGCCCTGATAGCATCCGTTGCCGTTTGCCCACCTTTTACCTTAGACCTCCAAGCAAACTTAGCCAGGGCTAGCATAATCGCTATCCTAGATGACAGAAACTTGGCATGATACTTCATCCAGATTAGAGCTGGCAATAATAATGGATTACCCCTTTGAGTGATGGTATTATAGGTTAAGTGATAAATCAAAGCATCGTCAGTCTTTTGAACATTCGCCCCTAACGCATCAGTCGTAGATTCATTTTTAATATTGCTTATAGAACGGTAAATATCCGTATGTGATTTACCTTGTGTATCTGTCCATTGCCTGCGGTAAAACTTCACATTTTCTTTATCATCTGAGTCGGTGATTATTTCGGTTATCTCTAATGGGTCAATCCACCTGATAGTAGCCAGGCCTTGAGCTCCTAGAAATATAGCGAAAAACACCTCACCATCAATCAAAAGTTTATCAGATGACTTACGTTGACCACGGGCAGACAAAATGGCTTGATTAACCTTAGCGTCCCAGAATAGGTCTAATGCTTTTTCTGTCTCCTGATTCTCTTCAGGAACATTCCGTGTCATACCAGAACCAAAAGTGTAATCAGTCCAGAGACGAATAGCCTGTTTACCCATCGGGTCTTTGGCAGAATAGAGCCTTGAGAGTTTAAGGTTAGTTACCCGTTCCTGAGAAGTAATAACATCCCCAGTTGTGCCACTTAGATTTATCCAGCCCGCATCTTCCAGAGCTAAATCAGCCTCAACACTAGCAGTAGCTTCTCGTATTAAGATTTCCAATTCATCTCTTGGTGCATTATCTCTCAATATTGCTGCTTGTTTATTGGTCATAATTCTACCTTATCTTTTTAGATAGGGTATATTCTTGGGGATAGGATGCCCCGTTTTAATACCCTCATCTATAAACATCCGAACACTAGAATCGTGCCTTCGCTGTTGCCTATTAAATCCTTTGTGCTTAATAATATATCTCATCTCAACTCCAATTCCGTAACTGCCTCCATAGCGTCATATATAATTATCTGCTCTTGCGGTTCAGGCTCACCCCTCATAAACGCCAATGCCTGTGTAGTACTATCTACTTGGTCATCGTGTTCTGCATTGGGAAAGGCTGATAGTTCCTCAATATAGTCAAATAACCAAGGGGCATTTTCTGGGAGGAAGACCCTACCCGCTTCTATTAATGGAGTAACAGCATAAGCTCTAGCTACTTTATTGCTATCCACCTTGAATGGGATAACTGGTATTTTAGTTTCTCGTTGTAACTCTTGAATTAAGGACTGACCGCTAGCCTTATCTTCTACCGGCACAGCACTAGGGTTATCTCTTGCATCTAAGGCTACCGCAACCCGCTTTAGTTCAGGGAACTCTACCCTTGCCCTCCACACATCCAGAAGATAATAGCCATTCTGTGCCTCTCCCCAAACCGTACATACTGAGTAATCATTCTGCGTCTTGTCCTTGAAGGCAGTATCCCAACTGTGGATTATCTTCAGAAATTGAGGCCTCTCTTTATAATATCTCCACCATTCCCGCTTGATTATTTGCCCCTCTGCTACTGAAGGATTTCCCTGATATAACGATTCAAATGCCCTGCTACCAATAGAAGACCGAATCTTCCTTAATGCTTCTATGGGGTATCTCTCAGCCCATAATGCCTTACTATCCTGTATGGCAGGAAAGTGCAAAATCTTCCATTGGTCAGAAATAGAATCTTGCGATTGTTTCAAAAGCCTGCCCACGAGGTCATCTTGATGCCATCGGGTCATTACAACAATAATAGCAGCATCTGGCTCAGCTCTAGTCCTAAAAACCTTCTGATACCAGTCCCAGACCTTATCACGGATTGTCTGACTAGCAGCCTCTTCCTCGTCCTTCACGGGGTCGTCTATAATCCCTATATTAAAGCCCCGACCTGTCAGCCCCCCACCCATACCAACAGCATAATATGAGCCACCTTGTTTAGTTCCCCATTCGTGGGCTGCTTGTCTCTCGGGAACTATTGGCTCTTGTCCATGTCGTTCAGGACGATGGTGTATAGTAGGAAACAACCCTGCCATCTCAGGCGATATGAATATATCCCTTGCCTGTCGTGAATGCGTCAAAGCTATAGATTCAGCATAACCCGCCTGCACTATATAGTCTTCCGGATGCCTCGCCAAATACCAACAGGGGAAACGGAGAGATATTAGTTCCGACTTGCCATGCCGAGGAGGCATCAATACTATCAACCGTTTCAATTCGCCCCCCTCAATGCATTCTAGTGCTTCCGAGAGGGTTCTTAGATGAGGCGGAGATTGATACCCAGTGAAAGTATATTGGCAGAATGAAATCAAGCTCTTACGAGCCTGACGCCTCTTTAGAAGCTCGGTGGCTGCCTCGGCGGGCATGATTTTTGACGATATTGGTCGCTGCAATAATTGCGAGTTCTTCATCTGTTAATTCCCTAGTTTCCGTAATCTCAAGTGAGCCTTCAATCGGTAAGCTCACCTTCCCCTCTAGTCGCTCTTTGATGCTGTCCCTAGCCCTCTGATTAATCATAGCGTCTCTCATCTCTGCCTCCGCTATCGCATACCCCCAAGTCCAAGTAGGGTCTTTGGCATAAGGACACAGTTCCCCTATCATTCCTCTTTGGATAGGAGTTATTGAAATATCCTTCTTGGCGTGGTTGTTTCCTTTCCTACCCATATCTAAATTCTTTCGGGAATTAGGAGACATCCCCCGCCGGTTGCCGTTTTTATTCAGTTTTGGTTGTTCATTCATAAAATACTCCAAAGGGATGTTAAGGACGGCACCCTAGAGTTTAATCATAATGAATTTAGTAATACAGGGTGCCGCCGAACTGGGATGAAAAAGAAATAAGCTGTTAGACATAAGTTAACAGCTCTATTGTCAATACTACCACAGATATTAAATTCTGTCAAGTCTAGAGAAAATACCATAAATATATGGTTTTTAGAGCCCTATATCACCCTCTACTTCATTATTGCCCCAGTTTATTCCTCCCACCTTGATTTCTTTTTAATGAAGATGGTGTAAATTGCTCCCCCTATCATCACTATTAAGAAAATTAAGACTACAAGTGTATGTAGGCTCATAT